GGAAAAAGAGTGGGCGCAAAAGCTCGAAGAAGAAAAACTAGAGCGTGAACGCACATTTGCACTACTCCAAAGAGAGCGTCAGTATGCAGAACTTACTGAGTATCGCAATCGTCGCCTCGAAGAAGAGCGGGACAACATCATCCCAGAGCTCGTAGACTTAATTTCAGGAAATACCCCTGAAGAGATTGAAAATAGTATTACAGGGTTGCGTGAAAGATCTTCACGGATTCTGGAATCGGCGCAGAATGCTATGCAAACTGCCCGTAAAGAAATGACTGGCAGCCGGGTAACCGCGCCGCCTACCGGACCGATGGACACTAATTTGGAACAAAATCAGTTAACGGCAGAACAAATCTCTGCCATGTCGGTTACCGAATACGCAAAACACAGATCCAAGCTTCTTGGAAAAGCAGCGAACGATCGAAATAAGGGAATCTTCGGATAGTAAATCCCCAATAAACAACTTAATAACTAAGGAGAAAACCGACTATGGCATCAGCCGTAACAGGTACCGGCAATTTAGCTGCCGCACCTACAGCGTACTCTGGTTCTAACAGCCAGCTTACGCAAGCAATCCAGACGATCTGGTCTAAGGAAATTCTTTTCCAGTCGATGCCAATTCTCCGCTTCGAACAGTTTGCTGTTAAGAAGACGGAACTTGGCGTTGCACCTGGTCTCCAGATCAACTTTATGCGTTATAACAACCTTGGTTTTGCAGGAGCACTTGTTGAAGGTGTTCGTATGCAGACCAACGCATTGACAGCACAACAGTTCTCAATCACAGTTGCAGAGCATGGCTATGCAATTGCTGTTTCTGAGCTTTTGCTCAATGCTTCATTTGATGACGTGATGGCTTCAGCTTCACGTCTTCTTGGCCGTAACATGGCCCTTTACCTCGATGGCCAGGCTCGTGACACACTCATGGCAGCATCTTCCGTTATTTACGGTTATGATCGTTCTGCTAACGTTGCTGTTAACGACTGGTATACAAACGGTACAGTAGGTACTTCACGTGCTTCTCTTACCGGTAACTTCAACCTTACAACAGCTGTTGTTAAGGATGCCGTCGAGACACTCTCAACCAAGAACATTCCACGGCTTGGAGAGACCTATGTTGCGTTCGTTCACCCACACCAGAGCCGTAAGCTTCGTGATCTCCCAGAGTTCATCGAAGTAACTAAGTACGCTGCTCCTGGTAACTTCATGCTTGGTGAAATCGGCCGTCTATATGACACAGTATTCATTGAGACCACTCAGATTGAGAAGGTCACCAATGGTGCTGGTGCTGGTTACACCACTGACACTGCAGTAGCTGCAGGCTCAATTGTTTACCCAACCGGTGGAGGTTATACATCTCCAGTAACAAAGACTGGTAACGGTAACAAGGATCGCTATACAGCTATCTTCATCGGTGACAATGCATTTGGTCACGCAATCTCACTTCCAGTCGAACTCCGCGATGGCGGTATTCTTGACTTCGGTCGTGAGCATGCTCTTGCTTGGTATGCTATCTATGGTCTTGGTCTAATCACTGACCAGTCTGTAGTCTTGGCAGAAACCAACTAAGGCTTCATAGACCTGGGCACTGTCTTAAAACTGCCCACCTAACAAACCTATAGGAGAATAATAATCGTGGCAAAAGCAAAAGTAACTGACGTCACAGGACGTCAACGCGAAGAGCAACTAAAAGCTCACGCAGAAGAGTTAGCACAACGTGCTAATGAGATGTCTATGGCAACTGCTACAGCAGCAGCTCGACTTGAAACTGAGGTTGTAGACGTAAGTAAGAATCCAGACACACCTACAGTAATCGATGAGATTGAGTCTGTGGGAGTCAGCATGGCTGACGATACACAGATCGTTCGTTTGGCAGAAGATCTAGAGCATGTCACTATCGGCGTAGGAAAGCATTATTCCTTCAAAGCTGGACAAAAGTACAAAGTGCCTAAGCATGTGGCACAACACCTCCAAGAAAAGGGTTATTTGTACGAACGTCTCTAATCTAATATAAGAGTGCCCACTCCGACGAAGACACGCCCTCCTAGTCGGAGTGGGTCTTTATTTACCCTGTATATTTTCGGTCTCTTTGAGATTATAGGTTGCCGGTTTTATTGGATAGATGCGAGGATAAGTGGCGACTTTATCAGGACTTTGTGATCGTCTGAGAACAGAAATAGGCGATATCAATAGAACCTTCGTGGAAGAATTCCGCGGAGACGGTGTAAATAAGCGATTTCAGCTTACAGAAGCACCTGTAAATGCTGCCTCCTTGTCTATTAAAGTAAACGGCGTTGAAGTTTCTAATTCAGCTAGCGTAGAAGAAGTGATGGGTATGATTACCCTAGGAGCTATTCCGCCTGTAGACGCTACGGTAGTAATTTCAGGAACAGCGCACAAGTACTTTACTGATGCTGAAATCCAATACTATGTTAATACAGCTTTTGTAGAGCATTCAGCTCGTGCTACCGATAGTAGTGGATCTAGAGTTACCATAGCAACTATGGCTGGTATTGATGAATACCCGGTAGTTCTTTTAGCATCAACTATGGCTTTATATACTCTAGCTACTGATTCAGCGTTTGATATTGATATCATCTCTCCAGACGGGGTTTCTATACCTCGTTCAGAGCGTTTTAGACAACTCTCAGATATCATTGCACAACGCAAAGAACAATACCGTGAACTTTCTATGTTGCTTGGAACTGGTCTATATAAAATCGATGTATTTAACCTGCGTCGTATTAGCCGTCGTACAAATCGTTATGTTCCTATTTATCGTCCGCAAGAGATTGATGACGGGTCACTTCCACAGCGTGTGTATCTAGCTATGCCGGATTATGGAGATATCACTCCTGCCAGCCCTGTAGTAAATAGAGATCTTTCTCTTTACTCCGGAGATAACTTCAGCATTCAACTTAAATTCTCTGTGGATCTTGCAGGATACACACCGCTTTCACAGATTCGCCTATTCCCAACGTACCCAAGCAATCAAGTTGGACCAATTATTCTTGCTACATTTACAATTGTAAAGAGTGCTTCTACCGTCGGTGGTCCACTAGATACCTTGACCCTATCCCTAACTAGCGCCCAAACAGATGCTCTTCCACGCACCGCGTATTACGACATTCAATTGACAAATAATTCGACTGGAGCTGTTAAAACCTATCTAGAAGGCAAAGTGTTTACTAAGCCTCAGATTTCGGAGTAATCGTGACAGATCCAGAGATCATACAGATTATTGAGCAAAGTCCTGAAATTGTTGTCTTTGGTCCAGATACAGCTGGTCCTGCAGGAGCTATGGGACCTACTGGTCCAACAGGACCAACAGGTGCTGCATCAACTGTAACTGGACCTACTGGTGCAACTGGAGCAACAGGTGCTACCGGACCTACTGGTGCAACAGGACCAACTGGTGCTGCAAGCACAGTTGTAGGCCCTACTGGTCCACAAGGAGCTACTGGACCTGCTGGTCCTAAAGGATCTACTGGTCCACAAGGACCTACGGGACCAATTGGTGCAACAGGACCTGCCGGTGAACAAGGAGTTACTGGTCCGCAAGGTATTCAAGGACCTACGGGAGCAACTGGACCAACAGGTTCTAGAGGTGCAACCGGTCCAACCGGATCTCAAGGTATTCAAGGACCTACCGGTCCTGCAGGTAGTGGAGTTACCATTCAAGGAACTCTACCTAATCAAACTGAACTTCCGGAAGATGGCGTACAAGGTGACGCATATTTAATTGATGGCGATCTTTGGGTTTGGGACAATAACAATTCTCTTTGGGAAAATGTAGGAAATATTCAAGGACCTACCGGTCCACAAGGATTGTCAGGTGCAACTGGTCCACAAGGTGAACAAGGTCTTCAAGGTTTAACTGGTGCAACTGGTGCACAAGGTCCTACTGGACCTACTGGTGCACAAGGCGTTACGGGTCTTCCAGGTCCAACTGGTCCACAAGGTGAACAAGGATTACGAGGAGAACTTGGACCAACTGGACCACAAGGTGCAACTGGTCCTACGGGAGCACAAGGACCAACAGGTGCTGCATCTAATATACCTGGACCAACAGGTCCTACTGGTGCTACGGGTGCTGCGGGTTTACCTGGTGTACAAGGTATTCAAGGACCTCAAGGTGATCAAGGTATCCAAGGAGAAACCGGTCCTACTGGTCCACAAGGAGCACAAGGTGAAGTTGGTCCAACTGGACCTACCGGTGCAACTGGTCAAGGTCTAAATGTTTTAGGTGCACTAAACAACTCCGGTGAATTACCTGCATCAGGTAGTCCTGGGGATGCATATATTATTTCTGGGGATCTATATGTTTGGAGTAATAACTCCTCCTCTTGGGTAAACGTAGGACGAATTGAAGGAGCTACAGGCCCAACAGGAGCGCAAGGTGATGTAGGTCCAACCGGCCCACAAGGCGAGCAAGGTATACAAGGCGAAGTTGGACCTACAGGTCCGCAAGGCGAGCAAGGTCTACAAGGCTTACAAGGTATTCAAGGAGAGCTTGGACCAACAGGCCCACAAGGTGACGTAGGTCCTACAGGTCCTACAGGACCTATGCCGTTTAATTATCTTGGAGAATACAACAACGGATACGACTACAACTATAACGATGTTGTATCTGCTGGCGGATTTTTATGGATTCGAATTGGTGAACCTAATACAGGATACCCACCATATGAAGGATCTCCATATTGGTCTGTATTCTTGGGAGCAGCTGGTGCTCAAGGTAGTACCGGTCCAACTGGTCCAACAGGTGAAGTTGGACCTACAGGACCTCAAGGAGACATTGGTCCTACTGGACCTATTGGAGAGACAGGTCCAATTGGACCTACCGGTCCAACAGGTGAAGTTGGACCTACTGGTCCCGAAGGTAAAAGTTTTGTAATAAAAGGGACTGTAAATTTAATTGCAGACCTACCTACTACTGGAAATGTTGTAGGGGATTCATATGTAGTTCTTGAAGATGGTGGACATCTTTGGACATGGGATGGAACTCAATTTGATGACATAGGTCAAGTAGTTGGCCCTACAGGCCCAACAGGTGCTACCGGTGCTACCGGTGTGTCGGGTCCTACCGGACCAACAGGTAAGTTTGCATATACTTCAGAAACACCACCTGTTGGTGCAGCAAACGGAGATGCTTGGTTTAACCCCACAGATGGTTCTGCCTATATCTGGTATGATAACTATTGGATTGAGGTTGGTGCGGCCCCCCTAGGACCTACCGGACCTACAGGACCTGCGGGCCCTATTCAAGAAATTCTTCCAGTTATTGTTGCTGCCTTTGACCATGCGAATCATCAAGGCCTTACAGTAACCTATGATGAAGTATCAGAAGAAGTACGCATCATTTCTGATGTTGCGTTTATTGAGGCAGTAGCTTTAGCGGCTTTGTGAGGAGACAATAGTGCCGATTAATCCCGATTTCTCTGCTCTAGAAGCCATTATTACAGCAAAAGTAGAGTCCGTAGCTACTAACATTGATAATAAAGACCTTCTAATTCAGATGAAGGCTCTTGAAGCCGCAGTAGCAAATTTAGCGTTAACAAGAGTTATCGCTGAAGGTACGTATCAACAGGGTCAAGTAACAAATACAGCAAACACTGCTATCACAACTTTGAATGCTGGTGTTACAACTGCTCAAACAAATCTAAACAATATTGTTAACACAGCCACTACAAATTTAAATACAGCTGCTACAAATGCAATTGATGACTTTAATGATGTGGCAAACCCCGTCATTGCAACCATTAATGACCTGCTTGCTGATCTCGGAGAAACCAATACGCAAGATATTATTGATCTTGTTACCGCTTCTTTAGGTCAAATCACTACCGCAGCTAATAACGCCACCTCTACCATAACTCAAGCTCAGTCTGATGCAGTAACTGTCATCTCAACTACTGGAACCTCCGCTATTGGCAATATTACTGATACCAGAGACATAGCCTTGACAGCCCTAACTACCCAGCAGACATCCTCAATTTCGGCTATTAATACCGCAAGAGATGCTGCAGTAGCCGCTGTTAGCGCCTCTGGAGACGTAACCAACCAGATCAATTTCTTAAGAAACGACCGTTGGCTTGGCCTAAACATATTTGGGCCAAGTTCAGGAAGTTAAGGATTTAAAATGAAGAATTCTACCTATACTAGCTTACTGGGTACCGCCCTCGAAGGAGATAACTAATGCCATCCTACTCAGCGCTTAATACGCAAATAGAGGCAGTAAAGTCCGAAATTACTGCTTCCCTTGCTGCAAGCACCTATACTGCTCAAGACTTGGTATATATTGCCAAGACACTTGAGACACTTGGCAATCTACTTGGCATCAATGACCTAGTAGCTGCCTCAGCAGATGCTCAAGCATCTTTGAACGATACTCTTGAAGCAATTCTGGATGGTTCAGCTCCAGCTAACGTAGGCAAGTTGTACGTTGGTGCAGAAGCGCAAAGCTTTGAAACTTCTGCTGGTCTTCAAGATCCAGCAATTATTGCAAGTATTGATACCCCAGATTATGCACAGATTGCTTTCCAAAATAAAGGTGGCGGTGCAAATTCCTCTACAGACTTTATTGC